CCTATTTTAAGTTCATAGTCCTTGTGAACGAAACCCGGCGCGCCGTTCACGAACGCGGCCGACACCCAGTAACGGTTGCCGCTCTTGCCGGTGCGGTAATGCCCCCGGCGCAAGTGTGAGCGGGGCGACGCATGCGTGCCGCTACCCTTGCGCGTCTTGCTCTGAGGCTTGGGCTCGCCGATCACCAATGTCTTGTAGGTGAAGAGAGGCGTCTGCCCCCTGATGCGCCGCACGCGGTTCGCTTTGGCGTCCGGCGGCACGTCGGTCGAGGTTGTGACGTTGTTGCACAGCGCGTAGCAGATTGACGTGTGTATCTGAAGCATTGGGCCGAGCTGGGCTATGAGCGCCTCCTTCATGGCTTTAAGGTCGGCCATGTCCATGTGGGCGTTTCTTACCATAAACATCTCGGTCATGCCTGGTATCAACTCCATTGCCGCGCGCGGCATGCCGCGCTCATTAATGCCGGCCACCTCTACGTCGTAATGTAGCTGCGCTTTGAAAAACGAGCCGGTCCAACCCTCAGAAGCACCGGACGCGGGGTCGCCGAACAGGAAGTGGATCTCCGCGTGGTCCTGCTTGTCGATCACGATCAGGACCAGTGCGCCGACGTATCTGCGCCCGTCATTTACAGCCGGCACATTGTCTACCTCATACGCGGTGACCGGATAGGGCGGCCGAAAGTCATGAGCCTCGAGCACATCGTGGTACGGGTATGGAGGCAGCACTGGCACCGTGAACTTAACAGCGCGACGCGCAGTCCGGTGAAGGAACTTTAGGTATTTGCGTGGTCCCGGCTCGCGAGGGAACTCCTTATCCATACTATCCAAGGCGTGGGTCAGGTACTGACCCAGCTTAGGCTGAAACTGATAGCGCTTGTCCATGCCGCCTTCTCCTGTTTGTGGGGAGCCGAAGCTCCCCTGTGGTGGTTACTGGTTGGCGACGATCTCGACATAGGCGTCGACACGATCGGCCATGCGCTGCGCGTCGTTGTCAGCAGCCCAGCGGCGCTCATACAGATTGCCTTCGAAACTGTAGAGCTCGCCGCGATAACGAAACTCGAGAAGTGCCTGGTAGCCCTTGCTGCCCTTGTGGCATGGGACGGTGCGAATGCGGGTAGTGTACTTAGTCATTTAGCGTCTCCTTTGCTTGCTTGACTGGGTCAGTATACACTGCAAGCAGATACTTGCAAGTCCCTTGAGCAAAAAAGTTAAAATAAATTTAAACCCACCCAAACTCATGCAAGCAAGCGCTTGCCAGCGTGCAGCACTAGCCGCGTTGCAGCATCGCGTTGCAGTGCTGCAGGCAAGCGCGGCATGCAACGCGTGCTGCAACGTGAGGGGGTTACCCCTTTAGGGGTACCCCCACGGTGCTGCGACGTTGCACGTGCTGGGGCCACGATGCGCTGCGCCGATCTGGCGTTGGGCTAACACTCGTTTTGGATTTCCATTCGCAACGTGCTGCACGGCGCGGCTCATCTCAGTTGACACTGTTGCGTTGTGGTTGTATTGCTACACAACCCAACATGTAGGAGGCTATTATGTTTGATTTAAGTAAAGTTGGTCAGAAGCGCGGCGCGGCAGTGCCTTGGACAGCAGCGTGCGTCGCTACCGTAGCTCGCAAGGCGTGCGCTCAGGGCGGTGAGATATCTCAGGAAGAGTTTTTGAAAGCCTGCACTGAACTGGCACCTGCGCCAAAGGAGGGCGCTCGAGATGTACGCAGGCAGGTGTTGATGCGCGCCATCAAGGATATGGTGAAGCGGAAAACATTCCCGATGGACGTCGTCGGGCGGTTCTTCGTGCCGCCGCCGTCTGAGCACGCCGAGGGTTTGGATTTAATTTGAGGGAGACTACGAAATGTTGAGTACGCAAATGAAGCAAGACATCGAGACGCTGGTTGAAGTCGTGACGGATGACAGCTCGATCGCGAAGCTGTTGCAGCGCAAGTATAACACCAAGATCTCGGTGGTTGAGGTTCGCAAGTATCGTTTGGCCAAGACGGCGATTGCGGAGCAGAAGCCAGAGACGCCAGAGGAGCTCGCGATCGTCGTTGAGGAGGCTCGACGACAGGCGCCGATGCGGGTCGGCACGTCGCTTGAGGAGGGGAGCAATAATTTGCTGGCTGCGTTGTGCCGCTGGGCGTTCAAGCATGGCAAGCTGTTGCCGAACCTGACGCTTCAGCAGCAGCGCGATCGTGCCCGAGCTGATGGCTATTCGGGAGTGATTGAAGGCTGGGCTTGAGATGTGTCGCTCGAGGTGCTATCTAGGCGACTTCAGTGGAAGCTTGAGGACGCATCGCGAGCACGCACATGCCATATCCGACTAAACGCAAACCCGAAGTGGTTGAAGAGATCTTGCACCGTTTGTCGAATGGCGAGCCGCTGGCTGCTATTTGCCGATCGGACGAGAAGTTTCCGCATCCGTCTGCATGGCTGGATTGGATACGTGCAGACGAAAGTCTAGCCATCGCGTACGCACACGCGCGCGACGTGGGCGCAGATGCCATAGCTGAGGACGCGCTGGCAATCATCGACGCAGAGCCTGAGCGGGTCATCGAGCTTGATGACGAAGGCAAGCAGTCGCGCAGCCGCATCGACAGCGCAGCAGTTACGTGGGCGCGCAACCGCGCAGACCTGCGCCTGAAGCTGCTCGCAAAGTGGAACCCCAAGAAGTACGGCGAGAAGCAGGACGTCAACATCGGCAACAAAGAGGGCGAGACCCTCAAGGCCGAGGTGTCGATCGTGTCGCCTGAGCTCATGCAAGAGCTGGCTGATCTGGCAATCAAGACACCCGAAGGCAAGTGACCATTGACGCATCCGTCCTGTCGCGCCTCGACGAAAGGCAAGCACGCTTCCTCGTGTGGCAGAAGCGCTGGGGAAAGACAGCGCGGCCTAATCAAGTCCCTGAAGTGGCGGCCGCGCTCCAAGACAAAGACCCGCAGTTTACCGAGTGCGGCTATCTGGCAGGGCGCGGTTACGGTAAGACGCGCGTCGGAGCAGAGTGGCTGGCACGGAAAGTTTTTCTCGATCCGTCAGGGTTCGACAGCGCGGTGATCGCGCCGACCTATCAGGACGTGAAGTTCACCTGCTTCGAGAACGGGCTGCTCGACATCATCCCGCCTGAGCTGGTCAAAGCATACAACAAGACCGACATGACGATCGAGATGTTCAACTGCACAGGCGGTGTGTCACTGATACGCGGCTTCACGGCTGAGAAGCCTGAGCGCTTACGCGGCCCGCAGCACACACGCATCTGGGCGGACGAGCTGGCGGCTTGGCCGTACGACGACGTGTGGGACATGGCCATGATGGGCCTGCGCCTGGGCGACAAGCCGCAGGTGCTGTGGACCACGACGCCCAAGCCCAAGGACATCATCCGCAAGCTCACCGCGCCGAACCCCGGCCGGCTGATCGTGGCCGGCTCGACGTACGACAACAAGACGAACCTGCCCGACAGCTTCTTCGACCAGCTTCAGCAGTACGAGGGCACGACGCTCGGCCGGCAGGAGCTGTACGGCGAGCTGATCGATCCCGAAGAGAGCGGCATCGTGAAGCGGTCGCAGTTCCGCCTGTGGCCACACGACAAGCCGCTGCCTACGTTCGACCTTGTCATCCTGTCGCTCGACACGGCGTTCACCGAGAAGACGATGGACAAGCGGTCAGGTGATCCCGACCCGACAGCCTGCACGGTCTGGGGCGTGTTCCACCACGAGAAGCGCAACAACATCATGTTGCTCGACTGCTGGGAAGACCACCTCGGCATGCCCGACCTGATCCGGCGCGTGAAGAAAGAGATGAACATCGCGTATGGCGATGACGGCGACACCGCGCTGATCAAGCCGATGTTCGGCAGCGCGAAGCCGATGACGTCCGGGCGCAAGCCCGACATCCTGCTGATCGAAGACAAGGGCAGCGGCATCAGCCTGCGCCAGATGCTGGAGCGCGAGGGCCTCGAGGCCTACGCATACAACCCAGGGCGAGCCGACAAGCTGACGCGTCTGCACATCGTGTCGCCGATCTTCGCACGCAAGATGGTCTGGCTGCCTGAGAGCGCGTCGCACCCCGGCCGGCCGCGCAACTGGATCGACCCGCTGCTGCACCAACTGTGCGCCTTCACAGGCCCAGGCAGCATCAAGCACGATGACTTTGTGGACAGCACGACGCAGGCGCTCAGGCTATGCATGGACAAGCGACTGCTTGATGCTGTACAAGCACGCAAAGACGAGATGGTTGCGCCACCACGCAAACCAGTAACTAACCCCTACGCCGCATAAAGGACGAGGCCATGGACGAAGACGAGAACATCCTTACTGGCGAGATGATCGAGCTGCCCGACGACGAGGATGATAGCGTCATCGACACCGAGGACGGCGGCGCGATCGTGCGCCTGGACGACGGCGAAGGCGACGCACGCTCTGACGACTTCTACGCCAACCTGGCCGAGACGATGTCTGAGAGCGAGCTGTCCGAGATCGCACGCACCTATCTCGACGTGGTCGGCAAGGACAAGCAGGCGCGCAAGAAGCGCGACGAGCAGTACGAGGAAGGCCTGCGCCGCACTGGGCTAGGCGACGACGCACCGGGCGGTGCGCAGTTCCAAGGCGCGACCAAGGTTGTGCACCCGATGCTGACCGAGGCCTGCGTCGACTTCTCGGCCCGCGCCATCAAGGAACTGTTCCCACCGCAGGGCCCGGTCAAGGACTTCATCCCCGGCGAGCCGACAGGCGACAAGGTCAAGAAGGCCAAGCGCAAGACCGACTTCATGAACTGGCAGCTCACGACGCAGTCGCCTGAGTTCCGCGCAGAGCTCGAGCAGCTCTTGACGCAGGTGCCGCTCGGCGGCGCACAGTACATGAAGGTGACGTGGAACGAACCGCGCAACCGGCCGGACTTCCTGTTCGTCGCGATCGACGACATGTACCTGCCGTTCGCCGCGACCAACTTCTATTCGGCGCAGCGCAAGACGCACGTCCAGTATCTGACGCAGCTCGACTATCAGCGCCGCGTTAAGCAGGGCATGTACCGCGACGTCGACCTAGCGCCGGTCAGCATGGAGCCTGACTTCAGCTTGGCTGAGAAGGCCAACATGAAGATCGAGGGCCGCGACGAGAGCAGCTACAACGAGGACGGTCTGCGCACCGTCTATGAGATCTACGTCATCTCCGACATCGAGGGCGATGAGGCGCTGCCTTACATCGTCACGATCGACAAGACGACGTCGAAGGTGCTCAGCATCTACCGCAACTGGGACGAGCTGGACGAGGCGAAGGAAGAGCTTCAGTGGTTCGTCGAGTTCCCGTTCGTGCCATGGCGCGGCGCCTACCCGATCGGCCTGCCACACATGGTCGGCGGTCTGTCTGCTGCCGCAACCGGCGCGCTGCGTGCGCTGCTCGACGCGGCGCACATCAGCAACAGCCAGACGATGCTCAAGCTGAAGGGCGGCTCGAAGGGCGGCCAGTCGCTTGAGATCCAACCGACGCAGGTCATGGAGATCGAGGGCGGCATGGCTGCGGACGACATCCGCAAGCTGATCATGCCTCTGCCTTACTCGCCGCCTAACCCAGTGCTGTTCAGCCTGCTTGGCTTCCTGGTCGACGCCGGCAAGGGCGTCATCCGCACGACGATGGAGGACATCGCCGACGGTAACCCGAACGCGCCGGTCGGCACAACGCTGGCTAAGCTCGAGCAGGGCATGGTCGTGTTCAGCGCCATCCACGCGCGCATGCACAACAGCATGGCTAAGCTGCTCGGCATCCTGCACCGCCTCAACGCGATGTACCTCAACGACGAGGACATCGAGGACGAGGTCGGCGAGGAGCTGGCGACGCGTCAGGACTTCGAAGGCCCGCTCGACGTGGTGCCTGTGTCCGACCCGAACATCTTCAGCGAGGCGCAGCGCTTCGCTCAGATCCAGGCGGTGGCGCAGCGCAGCGCCGCGCTGCCGCAACTGTACAACCAGCGCAAGGTCGAGGAGCGCATCCTCGAGACGCTGAAGATCCCGAACGCCAAGGATCTGCTCAACCCGGCGCTGGAGCCGAAGGAGCAGAACGCGGTGAACGAGAACGTGGCTGCGACCATGAGCCGGCCGATCGTGGCGTTCCCTGAGCAGGACCACATCGCCCACCTCAAGACGCACTTGGCGTATCTGATGAACCCAGTGCTGGGCATGAACCCGCTCATCGCGCCGACGTTCATCCCGGCGATCCTCAACCACATCAAGGAGCACATCGCGCTCTGGTACGCTACCAGCGTATTCGACCTGGGCAGCGAGGCGACTGGCACCGACATCGGCGACATGCTCAAGGAGATCAAAGACACCGAAGCGAAGCGGGCGTTCGACGCCATGCTGGCCGAGGCGTCCCAGACTGTGGCAGCCGAGGC